CGGCTCGGCCATTTACGCCGCCGCCGGCTCGAGGGTCCACGGGCCCGCCGCGACCCACGTTCCGCTCATCGTCACCGCCCCATCCGCCGGGCACTCAAGGCCCGCCGACAGGTACGCCAGCCCCTTGAATTTATGGGTCGCCGTGATCGTCGAGGGCACGAGCTCGAGCATCACCGGCACGTCGCCGAGCGCCACCCGGATCAAGTCGGGCGACAGATCCTCATCCCACACGCCTTTGATTTCGCCTTCCACGTTCGCGAGGCCGAGCACGTATTGCTTGTTGGTGTCTCCGAAGCACGTCACGTCCTCTTTGTCGCGATCGAGGTCGATCGTCCAGCTATTGACGGCGCCCACCGCGGTCGTCGTCGCGCCCCCCGTGGGGTCCATGAGAATCTGTCCCTTGCTGCCGTGTCGTCGGGCCATAAGTACCTCGTAATTAGCTGGTGGGATAACTCCACAGTTCGTATTGCCCGCCTTCGTGTTGCCAGGTCGCGTTCGTGATCCGATCGACCTCCGGCAGGCGCAAGGGTTCGATGCAGTGACAGAGCATCGCGGTATAGCCGGCCGCCGTCAGGTCGAGTTCGGCGTGATGGAGCAGGGCGTGAATCCGCGCCGCCGCCTGCGCCGCCGTCGTGGCCGCGGTGTGCCGGAGGACGGCTTTCACGAGATAGATCGCCTGCTCGTACAGCGTGTACTCCGTTGTCGCATCCTGCGCCGGGCGGATGCTGTGATCCATCCGAGCCACGATCACGAACGCCGTCGAATCCTGCGGCGCCACGCTGTACCAGACACCGTCGGGGCAGAGCGCCTGCAGCGCGGCATCACTGGCGAGCCGGGCGATCACCGCCGCATCCACCAGGCTCACGTCGGCCATTACGCCCCGTCCACCTGCAGGCCCGTCGTGCGGACGTGATCCACGACCGCCTTGATGAAGGCCGCGCGCCCGCGCCGCTGCGCCGGCACCACGACCGGCCGCGGCGCGGTGTGGGCGGTGCCAAACTCGACCGCCATCGCATAGGGCGCGGTGACGGCCACTTGCGCGGCGACCGCCGCGGGGCCGGGCGCGGTGATCGGGGCGATCTGGACACTCGCGCGCAGCGTGCCCGTCACGACGGGCAGCGCGGCCCGGATGTTCTCGGCCATCTGATCGGCCTGCGTGCGGGCGATCGGCCCGGCCGCCGCCACCAGCGCCCGCACCAGGCCGCCCAGTTCCTCGGCGAGCTCGGTCACGCCGCCGAGCCGCATCTCAGTTGGCATCGGTGATCTCGGTACACAGGAGGATCAGATCGACGTGCCGCTGTTCGGGATCCTGCACGCTCTGCACCTCGAAGGCGCGCCCCTCGAAGGACAGGCGCGTTTCCGTCGTGACGCCGGGGTGAAAATCACCGCGCACCAGGTGCAGCTCGGTCGTTTGCAGCGTGCTGCCGGCCGCGAGGCGTTCGAGATCGCGCGCCGTGGCCGCCGTGATCGCGGCGTACCACGTCGGCGGGTCCAGCGGCGTCCAGGCTTCCGTGAACCCGCCCAGGCCGTCAGGCACCGGATCGCCGGGCTGCTCGAGGGTCACGAGGTGCCGCTGATCGCCGCGCGCCATCAGGCCACCGTCGGATCGCGGTAGGCCGCGAGCAGGTCGTAAATCTTCGGCCAGGGTGACGGCACGCTCCCATCGCCGCGGTCCTCGTAGTAATAGGCCGTCAACAAGTGGATCGCGTGCGTGACGGGCGCGGGCGCCGTCGCGGCGGTCCAGGTCGGATCGGCGCCGACGTTGAGCAGCGCGAGGATCGCCTCTTGCGCGGTGTCGAGTTTCTGTTGGATGTCGGCGTCATACGCGGTGCCGGTGATGTGCAAATGCACCTTGGCCTGATCCACGGTCCAGAGCGGCGGCAGCGTGACGCGCGAATACTCGAGCGTCATACGACCGCCTCGGGCTCGGCCGCGACCGCGGCGGGCGCCGGGTCTGGCGCCTCGGCCAGGATCGACAGCGGCATATTTTGCTGTTGCAGGTACGGGAGCTCACCGCCCGGCACCGGCCCGAGCCCGTAGTACGTCGCGCGCACTTCGTTCGGGGACATCCCCGACACAATCGCGCCCTTCGCCGCCGTGGTGCGCGTGGCGGTGTCCATCCAGATCAGCAGGGTGTCGTCGAACTCGAGCTTGAGGTAGTTCGGGAGCTCGAGCCCATACCCGAGCGTCGCCGCGATCGCGGTGAGGTGCGGCTCGAGGCACTGCGACTTGTATTGGAGCTGTGACGCCTCGGCGTTGGCGTAGGGCGGCTGTTTGCTCGAGTTCAGGATCGAGATCGGCATGCGGAACACCGCCGCGACCTTTTCCTCGGTCCAGCCCAATTGCGCGATCAGTTGCGAATCCGCCGCGCTGTTGGTCGTGACGGCCTCGTACTTCATGCCCTGCTCGGCCACCAGGATCGAACCCATCTTGAACGCCTCGACCTCGGCCTTGACGCGCGCCGCCGACAGCGGATCGAGTTTGGTCGGCGCGGTGAGCACGCCGGCCGGGCGGCCGCCCTTCGCGAAATAGCTCGTCGAGCTCGCTTGGATCGCTTGCGCCTGGGTGACGGCGCCGGCAATCGCATAGAGCGGCGGGATCCCCATCAGCGGATGGAACACGCAATTAAACCGATCGTGAATGATCTCGCGCGCCGGGATCACCGTCGGGGGATTGTCGGTCGCCACGCCGGCGAGGTCGTCCCCCTGGAGCTCGTAGTACACGCTCCCGTCGGGCGCCACGAGCACCCGCACGCGGCCCGGTGCCAGCGGGTAGAGCTGATTCACCACGCCGCGCTCGTCGCGGCCCTTCAGGATGTACGCGTTGCCGTAGAGCAATTTCGAGAGCATCCATTGCTCGAAAAACTGTTGCGGCGTCTGGTAGCGGTTCGGCCGGCGCAGGACCGGCGTATAGGCGGAATTGTCGGTATCAAACCAGAACCCGTGCTCGTCTTGCTCGAGCAGGAGCGGCGGCGCAATCTTGCCGATGTCGGCGCTAATCCCCGAGACACACCCGAACACGCTCGGGTTCGACATCGCGGTATCGGCGGTGATCGGATCGTTGTTTTGCCAGGCGCCCGTGTAGGGTTCCCGCACCACCGGCCACCACCCGCCGCTCGACGGCGCCGGCGGGCGCAGGCCCGCCGCCGTCGCCTTACGCTCGAGGGTGAGCTCGTAGCCGAACACCTGCACGGCGCTTACGCCTTCCGGGTCGTCTGGCCGTTCGTGTCCATCGCGGCCGCCGACGGGCCCGGCCACGCCGCCGCCGTGAGGTACTTCACCGAATTGGTCCCAATGCGCTTCCAGTTGATGTATTGCTCGGCGCGCAGGGCGACCGCGTTCATTTGAAACATCGAGGCGTACACCGTGGTCGCGTCGACGGGGGACGCCGGCGCGCTATCCATTTGCAGAGAGGCCTCGGTCGAGGCGTCGATCGTCACGCCGCCATCGTCGGCGAACAGAATCAGCGCCGGTTGCAGGGCGATCACGTTGGTGGTCACGACGTTGCTGGTAATGAACGTCAGCCCTTTCCACGAGCCGCCGCCGGTGCCGATCCCTGGGAATTGCGGCGAGCCGTCCGAGTTCATGCGGAACGACAACGCGAGCGCGTTCGCCGGCGAGAGCAGGAAGGTGAGGCCGTCGACGGGAATGTTGTTCGTGGTGAAGTGGTTGATCAGGCCCATCAGATCCGCCCACGGGCTTGCGGTCGCGGCCGCCGACGGCGCGCCGTTCGTGATCGACGCCGGGTTGACGCCCGTGACGGCCGCCACCGCCGGATTGATAAACTGGGCGTCGACATACGCGGCAATGTCCTTCACGAGGCTGTCACGCACGACCCGCTCGGCCGAGGGATTAGAGAACCGCACGAGCTCCTGCGACAGGACGCAAATTGCCGCGACCTTCGCCCACCCGAGGCTTTCCATGCTGAACGCCATCGCGGTCACGGGTTTCGGTTTCAGTTCCCCCACCCAGGACACCGTGCCCCCGCCGGTCTGCGCCGGGACATTCACGTTGAACGGCACGTTGTAGAGGCCGGGAATTTTGCCCACGATCGTCGCGGCCCGCAGGAGCGGCAGGAAATCCGACGTAATCGACGGGTTCACGAGCGGTTTCGCCCAGGTCGCGTCGGTGGTACTGCCGGCGCCGACGGCGGCCTTGAGCGCGAGCGCGACCTCGGGGGTCGAGTCGTTCCACCGGGCGGCGGCATAGCTGCCCGCATCGCACCCCTCGTACCGCGCGACCATCTTGGCGATCACGAACCGCGCGAGCTTCATGCCCGGATCGACGTTCGGCCGCACCGAGACATAACTGAACCCCGACGCCGTCGTGGTGAGCGGCGGCACGACCGTGGCCTGCTTCACCTGGAGTTTCTCGAGCGCGCGCCACCGCACGAGGTCGTCGTCAAAACTCTTGACCTCGAGCGCGAGCCCGTCGTGCTCGGTGGCTTCCTCCTCGAGCAGCGTGCGATTGTCGTCGGCGGCCGCCTTCATGAGGTCGGCCATCCGCGCCACATGGGCGGCGCGCTTGTTCTCGAGGTTCTGCACATGATCGGTCGCGGTGGGTTGGGACATGGTGCGTTCCTTCTGCGGCGGCGCCGCGAGCGATTTGACCAGCCGAATCGTGGCGTGGGCGTTAGCGGGAATGGTGACCAGCGAGATTTCGCAGATTTCGATATTCCGGAGGCGGCGCGCGCCGGTGTGGATCCGCTCGGCGCCGTCCTTCAGAATCTGGTGCCCGATCGACACCCCGGTGATCACGCCGGCTTTAATGCACTGCCACGCATCATCGACGCGCGTTTTCAGCGGGCCGGGTTCCTCGACCACCGGGAGCGTGGCCTCGAACAAAATGCCGGCGGGTGTGGCGGTGAGGATCGCCGTGCCGATCGGTTGGGTTTGGTCGTGGTGGTACAGGAGCGGCACCGGGTTCGTGAACCGGACGCCGGCCGGGTCGACCATATCGCCCTGGCGATCGAGCTCGGGCGTCGAGGCGATCCCGGTAAACACCCGCGCCGTCGGGCTCACGCCCTTGATCTCGAGGAGGCTGTAGGCGCGGTCCACGGGTGCCGCTCAGAGTGCGGCACGCGCGCGCCCGCGAGGTTAAATCGTGACTAAACGTCGGAGGGTAACTTGAGTTTCAGGAGCTCGCGGATCACACCGGACAGGCTTTTTTCGTGGCGGTTGGCGAGGTCGAGCAGGCGATCGTAATCCGGCGCGCTTACCCAGGTACTCACCCGGATCCCCGGCACCTCGAGCCGCGGGCGCCCGCCCTTCGGCGGCGGCCCGGTGGGCTCCGTCACCCGATCACCATCACCGAATAACTGAGCGCCGGGATCCGCGCGTGGCGGTCCATCAGATCGACGGCCATCACGAGCGCCACGACCGCATCGATCCGATCCGTCGACGCCACTTTCGACGGTTTCAGGTTCCCGGCGGCGTCGGTTTCCACCGCGACATTCGACATACACCACCGGAGCACCGGATCCCCGTCATGCGCGAGCGTGCGCGCCAAAATCTGTTGCTCGAGGGATTTCGTCGGCGCTGACAAGGACGCAAACCCCTGCCGCATCTCCACGACCACGAATCCGTCCGCCTTCAGATCCGCCGTGATCGCCGTCGCGTTCCACGGGTCGATCGCGATCATCTGAATTTCAAATTCCGTTTGCCATTGCAGGAGCGTCCGGCGCACCACGCCGTAGTCGCCCATGCCGGCGCCCGGCACCAGCGTGATCGCATCCTGCCGGCCCCATTCGTCAAACGGCACCCGGTCCCGCCGCACCCGGTCCCGGATCTGGTCGGCCGGCACGAAACACCGCGCGAGCACCTGACAGCCGCCAGTGTCGTCGGGAAACACGGCCACCGCGGCCGTGAGATCCTTCGTCGAGCTCAGGTCGAGCCCGACGTAACACCGCCGGCCGCGCAGACTCGCGCGGTCAATCGGGCGCTTGCAGGCGTCCCACGCCGGCATGGCGATCCACCGGCTCGCCTGCTCGGTCCACTGGTTGAGATACAAGCGTCGAAAGGTATTCTCTTGCGCCGGGATCTCCTGCGCCCGCTTCGCCTGGATTTCCATTTCCTCGAGGCTCCGAAAATCCCCGAGCGCCGGGTTCGCCTTCCGCCACACCCGCCGGCTCGTCCAGTCGGCGTCAATCGGCGCCTCGTACAGAATCGGCAGAAACGACGGAT